CCATGCTTCGTCATGGTCTAACCATCCCAGCATCTCCACCTCTCTAAATTCTGGTGGTACTGGTCTAACTACGAACAGGACAAGTCCTTTTCCTAGTTGTCTACGTCTCACTGCCGCGTTGTTGGATGTTCTAACTCTTCTTACTTCTATGTTGTTACCTACGTCTGCGCGGTTACGGTTTTCTACGTGTCGGTTTCCCGGCCAGACGTGACCTCCCCAGTATTGGTTGGTTACTCTGGCTACTGCTAGTTCTCCTATTGCGGCGGCGACTTGTGCTGTTCTGTCGTCTTCCATGTATTCACGTTTGTAATGTGATGCGTCTTGTTTCTCCCAGTTTTCTATGAAACGTCTGCATCCTACGTGTGTAGCCCATTCGTATTCCCATGCTTCTAGTTTAATCAAGATCAAGTTTGTCTACTTTCACCGCGTTGATTCTTACTATTTGTCTGTCGTCCGCCCAGCCGACTCCGTTGAGTCCATCTAATGTGAGTTTCAGATAGTTGTCAAGGTCACCTGTTAAGGTTTTAGCGTTGTGTGGTGAGTCCATTACGTGAAGGATGGTGTGTGTCGGGGAGTACATGACTGTTATTTCTAGGGGGCCTTCGAGGGTGGTGCCTACTTGTTCGAGCCATGCTTGTGCTACGTAGGATTCTTCGTCGAGTGTTGTTTTGGGGGTGAATACGTGACCTTTTTTAGTGTGTCTTGGGCGTGCCTTGACTTTTGGTCTTCTCTCTATAATTACGCTGATAGGTTTCTTCGTTATCCCACGCGACTTTTTCTGAGGCACTTACTATTCTCCAAATTTGAGTGTCGCCGTCTTGACGGCTGTCGTATTTTCCTCCCCATTCCTTGTCCGCTGACTTTAATTCATTAAAAACTGTGTCTGGTGGATACCCTTGTCTTATCATTTGGCAGGCTAGTGAGAACAGGGTTGCTGATCTGTCTCCTTTAGGTAGTGTTTCTGTGGGTCTCGGACCGTTTTTACGTATCGCTCCTGCGAGTCCTCTGAGAGGTCCTGTGGGTGTGTACCTTGTCTTTTGTGGTTTGAACGGCTTAGGTGGCTTGTACAGGGCTGTGACAGGCTCCCAGCAGTCGGGTGTTATGCGTGTTTTTATGGCTTCTTCAACGAAGGTTTTTACTGGTACCATAGAAAAGGAGTATTCGGGTCTGTCCATTTCGTTGTATCCGCCTCGTTGACGGTTGTCTGCGTAGGGTAGTCTCACTCCGTTTCCCCACCCTCGTTCTGAGAGTTCTACTTGTTTGGGGTTTACTTCTTTTGTTGGTGCTTCAACGATGTCGCAGGCTCCTATTAGTCCTTCTCTTATTTCTTTTGCGTACATCGGTGCGGTGAAAAACACCCAAAGGTGGTATCCCTTGGAACGTGATCGCTCTATCCAAGATTGTACGTCTAGTTGTTTTAGTACTTCGTATACGTTTTTTGCGTGTATGTATGATTCTTGTATTCCTTCGTCAAAGTCAACGCACCCCCAGTAGACTTTCAGTCCGTCTTCTTCTGCGAATAGTGGGTACACTCCGATGGCTGGTTCTGCTTGCAGGTGGTCTGCTATTTTATTTTCGTATTCTTCGCCTTGCGCTGCGACGAATGTTCCATCATGGTTTGTCCATGGTCTGAAGTCGCCTGTGTCTATTGCTACTTTGCCGCCTCTGAACAGGTCAGCGAATCCTTGTATGATGTGTGGTTCATATTTGTCGATTGGCATCTGGTTGCAACTCCTCCCAGTAGGGGTGAACGCCTCCGAACTCAGGGTCTAAATAGTAGGTTTGGTCTATGAGTCGTGCTGTTCTTTTGTTTTTGCACAGGTTCAGGTTGATTGAGTTGTCGTGGTAGTCTTTCTCCCATTGTGACAGGTCGTATCTGTCTCGTTGTCGGTAAACTTCTATCACGAAGATCGCTTCTTGTTCACCTCCGTACCTGCCTGCGTACAATCCTGCGGCTTTGCCTTTATCACCGGAGCCTCTGCCTGCTTGGTGTACTAGGCCAACTGGTACTCGTTGTGTTTTAGCCCAACGTTTAACTGCTTGCGCTTTGGTTGTTACTCCTGTCGCATCGGAGTCACCTCCGGGTAGTAACTCTAGGTAGTCGATCATGCAGAAGGATGGGTTAACTCCCCACCAGTCTCTTATTTCGTCCATTACTTCAGCCATTTGTTCTAGTGGGAACGATTCGTCTATGATCGCTATTCTTGACAGTTCCCTTTCGGATGCTTCCGCTAAGTCGTTTAATGTGTGTGGGTCTAGGGCTTTGATTGCTTCTTCCACTTCTGTGGATGACCTGCCTCTTAGCAGACAGTACAGTTTCATCGCTACTAGTTCGCGTGGTTCGTCCATTGAGAATATGACTATGTGCGCTTCGGGGTGGTTTATCAGGTTTGAAACAATACTGTTTAGCAACATTTGCGATTTGCCTGTGTGTGATCTACCTACGACCATCAACACTTCGCCTTTGCCTATGCCGCGGGTCGCTAAGTCTATTTCGTTGAACCCTAGGTACCATCTTTCGGACGGGTTTTGGATGAATCCTACGAGGTTGTCTACTACTGATTTGGTTAATGACCAGCGTTTAGGTTCAAACTCTTCTTCTTCTTCGGGAATGTCCACCGCCTCTCCGTCCGTGGCAACGGAAAGACGGCGTGACACTTCGTCCGGTGAGAGTGCATCAGCCACGTTTGTTACTCTCAGGCTCTTATTGATTTACCAATATCTACCAGTTCACCCGAAGATTTCGCTGTGAATGGGCATTGGAACCAGTCAGGCACTAGAGAAGTGCCGTCTTTTTTGCTGAGCCATAAACCCTTACCGTCTGCTTTGCGCTTATAGTCGGGTCCATTTTTATTAAAGTTGGCATTAGGGTCTAGTTTCTTCTGCCAGTTGGGATCCCACCAGTTAGACTTGTTGTCCATCAAGTCACGCCAGAGTGTGTCCAATCCACTGCCTCCGAAAGCGGGAGCGGGTGGGGGACTATTCCCCTCGGCTGGTGTTTCCACGGGTGCTGACGCAGTGTGTTCGGGAAGGCTTTTTTCTAACCTCCGTACGCCAGTTTCTGTCATTTCATATCCGATACCCAACGCTTCATAGTTGGCTATCTCTAGGGTCGTACCCCATTCGGCAATCAAGTTGGCTACGCCTTCTTGACTTTCGTCACCTGTCAGGGTGACAGTCACTGAACATGACGCTTCCGCCGGTTCAAACTTGCCGGTCTGTATGACCTGTCTACGGAACACCGTGAAGGTGTTATCTTTTTCTCCCATTGGGTCTACCTCTTTTCTATAGTTGGTTCCAAGGGTCTGTTCCCGCAATTTTCCCTCTGCATGTTTTCCAAGCACCGCACCATTTAGGAGCGCAGTGCCATCCGACCATGTTTAATGGCCATACAGGAAGGTTTGCGGCTATGAGCGTACCAGCAGAGCGTGCCAAAGCGACCAGACTTGCATGCTCTGCTGGTGTTACGTTAACTAAAGTTCTATGCACCTTGCCTTTGACTAGGTGAACGAACTCGAAATCTAAAGGTGCTGTCACATTATTGTCGGACATCGCTGACACAGCCCAAGTGTACGCGGCGGCTTGAACTGACCAGCGTTTCTTCTCCCAGTCGTCTGATGGTTTACGACCCGGATTTTTCCAATCAACTATCGGACGGGGAAAAGATTGTACGCAATCAATGGTTCCTTGTAACCAGATTTCTGGTTCGTGATCTACTACTAAGGGTAGTTCAAATTTTTGTTCAACTGCTATCGGGTCGATGTCTGGCATCACTTCATCCCACCATGCGGCTGTGTTGAGTTCTATTATTTTTTCACACTCTTCTGTTTTGTGGTTCCATCTGACTATCTCAGATTCTTTCCGCACCCATTCTTCTAGGGACGCTGAGATCGTGTCAGTTTTTGAAAGTGGTGTGCCTGTTTCCATTTTATCTATGAGGCATTGCTCTATCCCATAGTGGACTGCTGTGCCTATCGCAGTGTTGGTGGACTCAGTGGATTCTGAGATGCCTAGTAGATCTTGTCTGGCTCTCTCTGGACACATCGCTAGGGAACCTAGCCATGATTGTCTGAGGATTATTCTGTTGTCTGTTTTGGTCGCTGTGGTCATGGTTGTTTATGTTAGCACACTATCCGCGCATGCCATGGCATGCCATGTATAATGAACCCAACGGGTTCCCCAGCCATGCCATGCCATGCCATGCGTTGCGTACAGGCTTACTCTTTATCAAACAGGTCAACTACGTTGTCGTCTGAATCTTCTGTTTCTTCTGATGTTTCTGCTCCCATAGCGCCAGAAAGATGGTCGTATATTTCCCCGAAGATTCTTGTTTTGTTAGCGGCTACCACTCCGTCATCGTGAGCCAAGTCTCCTTCTGCTCGACAGATAGCCAGTAGAACTCCGAGGAAACTGGAAACAACCAGTTCTATCTCTGCAATTTTTTCTTTCAATTCTTTGAATTGGATATCTACGTCACTCATTTTACTCATTTGTTTTCTCCTAAAGGTAGAGGGTCGGAACAGGTAAGAGAGGGTAACCTGCCCCGACCCCAATCGGTCATCTTTTAACTGCCTGCAACGACATGAAACTGTCATCTGCTATTCTGTGAACTACTTTACTACCTGTTGGACTGATTGTGTGAACAATGTCTCCTACGGATAGTTTTTTAACTTTGACTTTCAGGTGGTGACGTTTCGCTGCTTGATGAGCGGACGCTCTGAACGAGTCATAACTCACTTGAAAATCCTCCCCTTCTTGCAACAGGTGTGCTTCACCATCCAACCAGTCTCGCCAATTATATTTCTCGGCACGTTTACTGGTCGGAAACTCCGCTAATCTTTTAGACATTCAAATTCCTTTCTACTTTCATCCCTGTCGCTAACGCTTCTGTTTGTCTTTGATAATCTGTACCAGTTTTTTTACGGTAAAGATCCTTTGCTTCTTCAAGAGTTTGACAGTATGTACCACTAAAAGTATCCCACTTGTCACCATCATCTGATGCCATGTGCCACACTACGAACGGGTAATGTTTATCCCATTCAGCCAGTACCACTCCGATAAAATTTCTTTCACCGCCACTACCTAACCCTTGACTCCACATTAAAGGACGTGAACCGTTCTTAAGTATCATCATTCTGAACCCCAACTGAGAGATTGCGCTCTCTTAATTGCACGTTTATGCTCAGGTTTTTTACTTTCTTCTTTTCTGTTACGCCAGTATTGCTCCATGGTGATAGACGTATTCTCACCGGATGGTTTTATTCCCATGTTATTCCTCCCAACATGATCTACTCGGATACCAATGCGAGGCGTTTCCCCACTTTGGATGTGGTTGTTCATAAAACAGCCAAGCCGCTACGCCAACATTGGCGCGTGGTTCAACAGCCAACCAACCGCTGAACCCAGCCTTGTAACTTCTTTCCTCCCACCATTTAGGTAGGTGTTGGAACCAGCCAGTAGCCCCAGATTTTCTGTTAATAGCATCAGACCATTTATCATCCGGTTTAGCAGACGACTCGCAAAACGCTATACGTAACATTAAAGGCACATCTTCAGGTTCAAAGTATTCTTCAACCAGATCCTTCAACGATGGTAAAGACACGATGTACTCGTCAACAGGCACCTCACAAGAACCGTAAGGTGGACATTCAGGAATCTCCTCAGCGTTAATGTAATTAGCGTAAGCCGTCTTGTCCCACGGAATCGTCGTTGACGTAGGCACCGTCACAACTGGGACACCATATTCACCGAAGTCGTCATCCAACTGGTGTGTTGGGACACAACTCCACAACAACCCCAGCATCGCCACAGTACTAACTTTTATCAACATTATCTTTTTCTTCATCTTTGATTGGTTTATCAGAGGACAACGCCAAGTCTAAAAAATATCCAAAGACTTCTATCGGGTTATCCAACTTCTCTTTATCTAACATTTCCGACATATCTTCACCCCATCTCTGCT